GTGAACTGCGCATTCAGCGCGGCCCAATCGTCGGAGGGCGCATCCTGCTGGGGTGCGCGTGCTCGAGGTTGTCCCATGGCGTTCGTCACCTTCGCGATGTAGTTGCGGGTCTCTGCCGGCGCGGCGTCGAACCCCTTGCGGGCCATGTTGCCTTGACCCCAGTTGTAGCCAGCCAGCGCACGCGGCAGGTCGCCGCCGTACTGCTGCAGGAGGTCGGCATACATGCGCGCAGCACCGGTGGCGGCCTGCGTCAGGTTGTTCGGATCCGCGACGCCGTACTGCTGCGCCGTGGCGTCCATGAAACCCATGTGGCCCTTGGCGCCCTTCGGCGACAGCATGTTCTGCCCGCGGCTGGATTCCTGCGACCACACGGCATCGAGCAACCCGGCAGGGAGCCGGTACTGCGACTCGAGCTGGTTGAACAGGTCCATCACTTGCTCCAGCGCTGTAGCGTCGGGTCAGCCCAGATGGAGCCTTGGACCTTTCGCCATTCACGGTCCACCCGCGTGAGGTCACCGGCCTTCTGCGCCAGCGGCAGCGCGGCCTCGTAGTACTGCGCGCGGCGCTGATCCATGTTCGCCTTGGCCTGGGCGAAGTCCATGATGAAGGCGTTTGCCTCGGGCGTGTTCTTCAGCGCGACGAAGGTTTTCCCCGCGCGGTCCGCATCGCCCTCAGTCTGCATGCCCTTCTGCGCGCTCAGCGTCGTCATCAGCTTTTCCATGGCGACCGACTGGAATTTCTGCGAGTTCGACGCGAACAGCTTGGCGTTCGCCGGCGCGATGCCGAGCCCCTCAAGCATCGCGGCGCCGCTGGCTTTCGCTTCCGTGCCCCAGCCTGTGTTCATGTCGATGTTGCGCAGCGCCTGGATGTTCGCCGAGATGTCCGAAGCCGACTTGCCGGCGTCGAGCGTGGGCTGGTAGGCGTTCTTGATCCAGTTGTCGTTCAGCGACGTGGCCGACTGCTGTGTGATCGGGTTGCGGCCGGCCATGAAGCCGCCGCCCTGCCCTGGCGCACCGCCGGCACCGGCAGGCCCACCACCGCCGGCGCCGCCTGTTGCGACCTGCAGCCGCGGCACGTAGTAGGTGTTCCCGTCTTCGCCCACCACCGGCTGCGTATCGAGCGCCGCCTGCGTGGTCTGCCGCTGACGGTCTGCGCCCACGGTGTAGGGGTACTTCGCGGCCTCCGTCGCGGCCGTCGTGGCGCCGGCCTCCGTGCCCTTGATCGCAGCATTCGCGCTCACATAGCCGCGCGCGGGCCGGATCGAACCATCGGGCGCGAAATCCATGCCGTTGTCAATCTTGGGCATGTACGAGGTGGCGCCCGTGACCGGGTCCTTGTAGTAGTTGCCCGCCTCGCGCTTGACCCCGTCGTTCACGTACTTGTACATGTTGAAGAGGTCGCCAGCGTTCTTCGCGCCCGCCGTGCTCAACAGCGCCAGGTCATCCATCGTGAAGGGGAAGCTGCTGCCCGCGCCCTGCCCAGCACCGCTGGACTGCGCCACGCCGGCGCCCATCGGGCCGGGCGCGGGACCCGCACCAGCAGCACCGACGCCAGCGCCACCCATGGGCATGGACGGCACGCCGCCCGCAGGCTGGCCAGCGCCAGGCGCACCGGCGCCAGCACCCCCGGCACGCGACCCCAGCCGATTCACGATGAGGCCATTGATGGCCTGCTCTCGCTGCGCCTGGGCAATCATCGATGCACGGCGAACGGACGCATCCTGTTGGGCCTGGAAGTTCTGCAGGGCCCCGGAGATGCGCTGGCCCGCGCTCATGGGCGTGGGCGAGTACCCGCCGGCGGCCAGCAGCTGCATGCCGAGCTGCGCGTCGGGGTTTTGAAGGAGGTCGAGTAGGCCGGCCATGTTTTCCCCTTACCAAGCGGTATTGCCGGACGCTGCGGCTGCTGCGTTTGCACCGGTGTCGCCGATACCGCCACCGCCATCACGACCGAAGCCCATGCTGCCGCCGCGGCCGTATTTGTTGAGCGGATCGGCACCGCCATAGGCGAAGTAGTCGTTCATGTCCTTGTAGGCCTGCGTGCCTGGCTGCGGCATTTGGTCGCCGTACTTGAACGAGCCCAGCTTGCCGGTGTACTTGCTCGGGTCGATGTAGAGCGTGTTCCCGCCGAGGCCGCCGAACTGCTTCATCTGCTGCTCGATCAGCGGGTCGCCGTAGCCCTGCTGCACGAAGTCGCCGCCCTGCTGTGCAGGCGCTGCGCTAGAGGCGGCCGGCGGCTTCGCGTTGAGCACCGACTTCTGGCCGAGATCCGGTGCGTTGTCGGAAAGCAATCCGGACCAGTTCCACGCCTGCGGGCGCGCATCCGGGTTCTTCGGATCGAACCCGACCTGTTGGCCGCCGAGTTGACCCAAGAGGCCGGGCACCAGGCCGCGCATGTAGTCGTTCAGCGCATAGGAGTTGCCGTAGGCCGCCTCCTGCTGGGGACTGAAAGGCTGCGCCGTGAGCTGACTTTGCTGCTGCATGCCGTTCATGATGTTCGACATCATCCAGGGCTGAGCCATCGCCCACGGCTCGCTCGACGACTGCTGGCTGGCACCTCCGCCGCCCCCGCCAGAAGGCGCCATCGCGTTGTTGACCACGGCGCCGCCGATCGCACCGACGACACCCCAGGGCATGCAGGGCTGCGCGCGCTGGTGTTTGAAGAAGAGAGGCATTTCAGATCCTTTCCGTCTTGATGCAGACGATCATGGTGATGCGGTCGACCGCGCTGTCGTTCGTCACCCAGTGGGTGTGTGCGTTGTCGAACCAGTAGATGTCGCCGGGAACCGTCACCAGCTTCTCGCCTTCGAAATGGAAGGCTTGCTCGGGCGCTGCAGCGATCTGAACCGCGAACTTTTCGTAGTAGCGGGCGTGCCAGCCGGGATCCGTGTGCGGCTTGCAGACCTGGCCAGGCTTGATGCGCGTGATCAGCACGCCGCCCAAGCGCTCGCCCTTCACTCCCGCCATGAGCGGAAACACGATGTCGCGCACCGGCAGCACGTCGGCCGGCGGATACCAGATCGAGTCGTGTGCACCGTCAGGTTGCATGGTCTCGGGATCGGCGTAGCGGGCCCAGATGTCGGAGAGGCCGTGGTGCGGCGAATCCTTCGGCGCGGTGCGGCCGGTCTGCTGGTCCCAGAGTTCGGGATGCTGCTCGAGCGCAGCACGCACGGGCGCGACGTTGAGGCCTCGCCACAGCAGTTTGATGTGGCTCATCGCGCAAGCTCCCGCGCGATGGCGTGCATCTCGCCGGTGTCACTGTCTTCCGCGATCAGCACCTCGTCGACGTGCGCCGCGTCCGTGCAGTCGGTGGCATGGATGCAGAACCACACGGCATCCGTCAGCGCGCGGATGCCGTGGTGCCTGCCCGCCGCGATGGTGATGCAGGCGGGCCCGGCCAGGATGGAGCGCACGCCGTCGACCTGCACCTCGACCGTGCCGCAGGCAAGGATCGACAGGTGCGCATGCTCGTGCTTGTGCTGCACCAGCACCTGGCCGGCGCTGACGTGCGATTCCTTCGCGTAGACGCCCCCACCGAAGTGGTGGGCGATGAAGAGATCAACCGTAGGAAACATTGGCCGAGTTCCCGTTCTGCTGGAAGGTGTTGCCGTAGCCGTTGTTGGCCGCGCTCTGGTTGACGCCCTGGTAGGTGTTGCCGCTACCGCTGTTCCACCAATTGCCGAAGGCATTGCCCAGCTGCGCGCCGCCCAGCGCCGACGTGATCGGGCTGGTGCCGCCGCCGGCGCCTGTCACGGTCGAGGTCTGCCCGCCACGCCCCATCGAGCCGGCCAGATTCGAAAACTGCGTGAGGTAGTTCAGCGGCGTGTTCTGGTAGTTCGTGCTGTTGGTGATGTCCTGCGAGTTGGCGCCGCCGAGCATGCCGAGCAGCCCGATGCCGGTCTGCAGGTTCTGCTGGTTCTGGCCGTAGGCATCGTTGTAGAGCGAGCGATCGAACTGGTTCTGCCATTGCTGGCCGTTCTGGTCGAACTGCTTCTGCCACTGGTACATGCCCTGCTGCTGGCTGTAGTCGTTGAAGCGCAGCTTCGAGGCCAGATCGCCCAGATTGGTCTGCAGCTGGCCCTGCGCGGCCTGGTTGGCCGCGTCGATGCCCGAGTTCCCGAAGCTCCCGGACCGCACCATCGCTGCGTTGTACGCAGGCTGCGTGGTCCGGTTGAAGTTGTTCACCATGTCCTTGGAGGACAGGTCGATGATGGACTGCAGATTCGGGTTGTCTGCACCGAGGAACGGGTTCCCGCCCATACCGAGGTTGGAGGTGTCTACTGCCATGTCAGGCTCCTTTGAGAACGTCGAGTTCGGCCCGCAATGCGGCAACCGAGCCGCGCAGGTCCGAAACTTCTTGCGTGTGAAGGGCGTGCAGCTCGTTGACTGCTTGCGCCACGAGGCCGACCACCGCGGCGGCTTCATAGGAGAGGGTTCCGATGTCGTCGGGCGCCACACTCACTGCCTCGGGCAGCGCGGCCTGCACGTCCTGCGCGATCAGTCCGGCCTGGCGCTTCGGCGTTGCCGCGAATTCATCGACGACATCGGTGCGCTCGAAGGTGTAGGCAGTGAGCAGCGCCACCTTCTGAAGGGCGTCCGCCACCGGCTCGATGTTCTTTTTCACCCGCCGATCGGAGGTCGAATCCCAGGCGACACACGTCGCGTGACCATCGTTCTTGAAGTCGAAGTTCACGCCTCCGACCTGAAATTGCCACTTGGCGAAGACGCCCGGGTTGTGCTGCGACGAAAGGGTGTTGGTGAACCCAGCCGGCGCCGTGTTCAACACGTTGTTGAAAACGATCGTGCCGCTCGTGTTGTAGCGCGATGTAGTCAGCGCACCGTTGTCGCTGATCATGGTTCCGTTGAAAGTCCCAGCCCCAGTCACGAGCAGGTTGCCTGCACAACTCACCAGTCCGTCGCTGCGGCGAATCGAGAACGCGGTAGCGAGGCTGGCCCCGGCATCGCTGTACCGAGCGATCGAAAAATCACTGCCGGCATTGGCTCCGGATTCGGCCGATGAATCACCCAGCGCGATAGACCATCGGAACACGCCAGCGCGTTTGCCCGTGATCCCCGCGGCTTGTGCTGCCCCAACCTTGTTGAGGTTGAGCGACGCATCGCCGTTGCCACCATTGACCGGTGCGATGGTGGCGGCCGTCCCGTTCGTGCCGCTGCGGGCTACAGAGAAGCCGGCCAGGCTGGAGGTCAGCGAGGTGACGCCTTCCACCAACATATTCACCGCCTGCGCCACCTTGCGCGCCCATTCCACGACCGACGCCACTGCCCCCTGCAAGCGTGGCTCGGCGTCCAGCTTCTTCATCGTTCCCCCACCGGAATGGCCTTCACGTCGTAGGCGGTGGCCTGAACATCGCCCGTCATGTCGACGCGCACGCGGTGGAAGCGGCCCGACTGGCGCAGGTCGAACTTCCCGTCGAAGATCCCGCTGGTGGAAGCCTGCACGAGCGCATCGCCTTCGTTCATCTTCGTGAAGCCGGTAGCCGAGGCCGTGGCGGGCGACCTCGTGAACCGTGCGCGGAAGCGGTCGATCATCGTCACCGCGTCGTCGTCGCCGAGATCGCCGGTCGTGAAGCTCGATACGCCGGCGATGCCGTTCAGCGCCACCAGCTGGTTGCTGCTGTTGAAATACGCCGGCAGCTGGCCACCGCCCATCCAAAACTGCGAGTCCACAGGCACATTCGGCAGCGCGTCGATGGTCGCCGCGATGGTGTCTAGGCCGTCAATGGTCACGCCCGGCGCGATGTAGTTCAGCGAGGCCTGCACAACCTGGTTTGCAACACCCCAGCGCTGCCGCTTGACGTGGTAGACAAGGGTTCGATCGAGCACCCCGGCGGAGGTTTTCGACGCGAAGTTCACTCGCACGATACCGTTCTGCTTGTCGAACGTGCACTGCGTCATGAACCGGTACACGGGGTTCGAGTTGTCGATGAACCAGCGGCGCACCACACCCTCGCCGATCGATGCTGGCCGCGTACCGTCGAACAGCCAGAAATCGCCCTCGCTGGCGAAGAAGTGCGCGCCGCCGATGTCGCAAACCGCATCCTGACCGACCGCGCCGGCCTCGGCGCCGGTGATGGTCGTCCATTGCCATTGCGCGTCGCCACCTACGAACGAGCCCAGGAACACACCGCGGGCCTTGTAGGCAATCACGTAGTCGCCCAGCGGCAGCGCGGCCTGGATCGGCCCTTCCACCGCCACCAGGCGGCCAGTCGTGGGCCCACCCTGCGCCGGTGTCCAGTTGGTCTGATCGTTCTGGGCGCAGTTCCACCAGCGATCGGGCGACACGCCAAAGGTCGCATCGCTGGTGTTGAAGGCGAGAACGAAGTTGTTGGACGCGCTCACCACGATCTTCGCGCGCGGCGCGGTCGGCACGTCAGCGAAGGCCGCCGCAGTCGAAGACTGCATCGGGTCCACGAGATTGGAGGCGACGGTCGTGTCGCCGAACTGGCAGAAGCTCCACCGCGATTCGGTGGAGCCGGTGTAGCCGCCTGCCTTGCTGCGATCGATCCAGGTGGCGCCGGCGAGCTCGTAGATGCGCTGCTGCGTGCCGGCGAAGACCCGGCGAGTGCCGCCCAGCCGCGTGGCCACCACTGCGCCGCGGCATGCGGCCGCCAGGACTGCCACAGCCACCGCGACGGGCGATGGCGCCCCCTTGAACCCCGCTTCAAAGGGGATGAAGTTCATGCACGCCGTGAGCACGCCCACCGTGGTGGGGTCGGCGTCCGGCGCGAAGCCAATGATCGGGCTCATCGCGGAATCACCCTCAGGGGCGAGCCGCTGTGCTTTGCGGTCTTGTCCTCGGTGTGCAGCGCCTCGATGATGATCTTGCAGCCCACGTCGTAGAGCATCGCCGGCGGCTGCTGCTCGAGCATGGCGATCTGCTGCTGGATCTGCAACGCGGCGCCGGCAGGGCCGTTCTGCGGGGGTTGCGGCGGACGCTGGGCTGCACCCATGGGCGCGGCGGGCGGCAGCGGGTCGGGACCTGGGCCACCCTGCCCCGGCGGCATGCCCTGCGGCGGCCCAGGAGGTTGCGGCTGCTGCTGGGCAGCCTGCATCGCCTGGGCGAGTTGCTGCTGCAGTTGCTCGATGGTCTTCGCGCGTGCCTTGGCTTCGTCCTCGTCGGCATACGCCTTGTGGTCGATCAGCTCGATCTCGGGATCTTCCAGCAGCTTGGCGAGCTCGATGCGCGTCATGCCCACGTACTCTTCGCGCTTCTCTTCGTGGCGCGTGTCCCACCAGCATTTCAGGACGCCACGCTTCTGCAGCAGGCCGTCCTTGGACCAGTCCACGGTGATGGTGTGGCCGTTGTTCTTCTTGAAGAACAGATGATTCAGGTACTTCGTTGCCGAGTCGGCCTTCGCTTCGTCGCCTGGCTTCGTGGGCTCGAACTGCACCACCTTGTCGCCGCCCACGAACTTGGCTACAAGCTGCGGCAGCATCGACTCGATGGTGTTGCGCACGTCCGGCGAAACGACCTTCGAGCGGCCGACGATCTCCGGCGGCGCGAGGTCGCCTTCGGGCTCGGCGTAGTAGTACGCGATTGCCTTGCGGCGCTGCTCGGACAGCTTGCTGCTCTCGATGCCGAGCGCTTGCGCGAGCTCAGCGTCGACGAGCGCCTTCAGGTCCGCTTCGGTCATCTTGGGCTTGGTGGCGTTGGTCATGTCAGGGCGGCGTGATGGGGCGCTTCTTCACGTAGGTGCCCGACTTCTCGGGAATGAACACCTTCGGGGCGAGCTTCTGCGGGCCCGCGCGCCACCCCTTCGGGTAGTACAGGGGTTTGCTTTTGTTGGCCATGCAGACCTCCTATGCGTTGTTGAGCTTCGGGTACTTGAACGGCTTCTGGATCACGGGCTCTTCGTAGGCCACGCACATCAGGCCGAAGGCGTCGGCGCCGTGACTGGCCCAGTCGTGCTCCGGGCCGAGGCCGATGTTTCGCGCTTCATCGCGCTTCTCGTGATACCAACCGAGCGCGGCCACGCCGGCGTCGGTCGTGTCTTCGTTGAACCACATCGACGGGAACAGCCTGCGGCCCGCTTCGATGCGCGCGGCGGCTGCGCCCTTGCCTTGGTTGGGCACTACGGTGACCGTGTAACCAGCATCCTGCAGCGCGCTTTCGTAGGACACGTCAAACACCTTGTCCTGCGTCGAGCCGTCATGCGGCAGCCAGATCTGCGCCCGTTCTTTCGTGTAGCCCCTCGAGCGCAACCAGGTCAGATGCACGGCGAGCGGCTGGCCGACCGCCTCGTAGTAGTCGAGGACGCGAATTTCCTTGCCGATGAACTGAGCCACCCACATGGTGAATGCATCAGCCTTGGCGCCGGTCCCGCCGATGTCGCAGAAGATGCGAATGGTCATCAGCGGATCACCGATCCGAAGTGCCGACAGCTTCGACTCGATCAGCATCTTCGAGGACTGCGCGAGATCCTTCTGCACCTCGCGGATGCACACCGCGCGCATGCCCTCGCCATAGTCGCCGGGCTCCGCCATGCAGTCTTCGATCAGCTTCTCGCCGAAGAAATGCGATTTGCCAGAACCTCGACCACCCCATGCGCCCTTGTAACGGGACGGCTCGACCAGCGGCACGAACACGCGGGCCGTCTTGATCTGAAGGGATCTCACGGCGTTGTCTTGGCCGGGTCAACGATGGTGCGCTCCACCTTGGAATATTGCACCGGGCCGCCGCCGGCACCAGTCAACTCCACCGCCTTGGTTTCGCGCCACTCGTCGGGCCGGCGATTCTTGAGCCAGAAGATTGCGGCCGTGGTGTCGGGCGCATAGATCTTCCGGAGCTTGGTCTTGACGATGGCGTGATCCACCACGCGGATGTCGACCTCGTCGTGCTCGTAGCCAGTAGCACGAGCGAACAAGGAGCGCTCAACGCGATCGTCCGCCTCGTTCTTCCCGGCTTTTAGGGCCTGACAAAACTTCGGCTGCTCACCCTTCCAGCGATACAGCGTGCGCACATCGACGCGGAAGAAATCGGCGACTTCGATGTCCGTCGCGCCCAGCTTGCAGAGCTTCCGGGCCTGCAGGATGAACTCTTCCTTGAACTTGCTTGGTCGCGCCATGTCGGCTCCTTCTCGGGTGCCTCGCGGCTTGTCCGAAGCTGCGGCTATCGGGATGCAATCCGCTAGGAGGCGGAGCTTTGACCGGATTCGGAGCGGTTCATTGACACATCAAAAATGATGCTTGATTTTCCATTTAAATGATGTTTATGATTGCAACATCATCAACAACATCATGAAAACCACATGAACTTCATCACAGGACCGAACGGCGAATTTGCGCAACGGCTCATCGACGCGCGAACAGCACGCCGCTGGACTCAACGAGAGCTGGCAAGCAACATCGAAGTGAACCAGCGCACGATCTCGCAATACGAGACCGGGGACATGTTTCCTCGCCCGGATACGATGCAACGGCTCGCCGACCAGTTGCACGTCGATGTCACCTATCTGGCGACTGGCAACCATAAAGGCACTCTGAAGTACCTTTCCGAGCAGAAGAACTCTGCCGCCTTGGGTTTCATGCAATGTGAAATGCTGTACATCGAAGACTGGAACACTCTGAGGCCCGGTTTCGGGTTCGGCCCGAAATACTCCGCAGCCCCTCAGTCTCCTTCTCAGTCGTCGAACATGGCTGCATTTCCGCCCGTTCTGAAAACGACCACCGAAGCGCGCCGCGCTGCTCGATACCCTGGCAGCTACCCGGCAAGCGAGGAATATCCGCCCAACTGCATCGTGATCATCGATACGGCCGTTTGGATGGCAGAAGAGATTCTGAATGGCTCGGATGTGGTCTTCAAGATGCGGGAGACTGCGGGGAGTCCGGGCCTGCGCCGTGTTTCACGTGAGCCAGGTATCAATGGTCAAACGCTGGTGGCAATCGGTGCGGGCTCGCACGCTGCACCAGTTACGTTCACCGACGAGACGGTCGAAATCATCGGTGTGGTGGTATCGCAGATCATTTCACGCTCGATTCCGAGGTCTGCGCGCGACGATCAGTAATCAGAGACAGCTCCGCCCTCAAGGGTTGAGCTGCTCTTATTGTTCCCGGCTCACCCGGGATTTGTACAGGCCTCGCCATTTTAAAGCAGAAACGGCAGCGACGTAAATTGTTTTTACTTTGCCGCTTCTGCAGTCGCGATCTTCAGGTCCAGATACCCCGCGATCTGCTTCATGGCCTCCGGCCCAGCCATCGCCTGGTGCTTCTCCATGTGCGCCACGAGCCAGTCGGCAATCTCGGCGTGCTCCTTGAACAGCTTGCTCAACGAGGTGCGGCCTGTGCCCTTGCATGGCTTGCATTTCACGCCCAGCGTCGTACTACCCGGGATCACGGTCGCCCCGTGGCCATCGCAATCATCGCAGGTCGGATCACGGTGCCAAGCGACACACCCATGAGCCAGATCGTAGGCCTGCACCCGGTTGAGCTTGATCTTCAGCGCCCTCGCCTTGCGCCAAGCATCGTCGGCCAGGATCTCGACCAACTCACGCGCCGCGGTGCTGCCGCCGAGGAACAATCGCTGCAAGGCCACGGCTAGCGGAAATTCGCGGGCGGCGAGCCCCATAGCGCCCAGCACATCGGAGTCCGAGCGCGTGGTCCGTTCGTCGATCTCCAGATTCGACGAACGAACGGCGCTTGCGTAGCGCTCGATTACCTTCATGCGCGACCTTTCAAGTTATCGCCAATTCGCGCAGCCAAGTTGCGCCTGCTCCCGTCCACGGACGGGCGACCGGTGCCGTCCTCCAGGCGGCGCAGCAATTCGTTCAGTTCGACATCGGTCACCTGCCCACGATGCTTGAGCAGCAAGGCAAAGCCTGCGATCACCTCGGCCGTCGCAGCACGGTGCGCGTTCATGGTGTCGGCAAAGAAGTCCGATGCTTTCAGGTACTGCTCGAATTCACGCATGCTCATTGGGTCACCTCCTGGTCCTGGGTTGAAAACTCGACGAAGCGCAGCGGGTAGCGCCTCGGGCCTGTGCGGTACTGTTGGGTGGGCTTGTCGAACCACAGGCGCAGCGTGTAGTCCTGCACTCCGTCCTCGCGCTGCTTCTTCAGGATCAGCTTGGCGTCGATGCCTTCCTGTTCCTCTTGCCATTTGGCGAGCGCTTCGGGATCGTTGGGGTTGGCGGGTGCTTCGTCCTTCTGGGCTCGCCAGATTGAAAACACGTTGTCGGCGCCATTGACGATGCCGCCGGCACCGGCAACCTCCATCTTTCCCGGCGCCTCGGTTTCGTCACGCAGCTTGCGCGGATGCGCCACGAGGTGGATATGGACGTTGTGCGTCTTCTTGAACGAAACCAGCTTCTGCACCGCCTCGTTCTGCTTGGTGATCGCACCGGGCCCATCCTGGGGAACATCGATCATCATCAGGCTGTCGATGACGAAGTGGCGAACACCGTAGCGGCGCGCGGCATAGGCGAACACCTCTAGCAGTCGATCGAGCTTCGCCACGCCCACCAGGTCGAAGAGCCACAAGCGCTCGCGGAACCATTCGCCGATCGCGCGGATGTATTCGCGGCTCGGGCGGTCCAAGCCGCTGGCTTGCTTGTGCAAGCGCTTCAGGTGGCGAGCGGCACCCATTTCACCGGAGAAGATCACGACGCGCTCGCCCTGGTACATCAGCCCGAGCAGGATCTGGTCGAGCATCAGACTCTTGCCGTGCCCGTTGATGCCGGTCCAGCACGTGTACTCCGACAGGCGGAAGCGGAACCAGTCCAGTTCTTTGTCGATGTAGAGCGCAGGGTCGAGCGGCGAGCCCGGCGGCGGATAGAAGAGATCTTCCACGGCCTGGGTGTAGTCGTTGGCATTGCGCAGTTCGTCGGGATCCAGCGGCCGGGCGTCTTCCATCGCCTGTTGGAAGTCGACGGCCTCTGCGCCGTCCTGCAGCCACTGATTCGCATCCTTCGCACCCAGCCGCACGCGGCGGCAGCGCTCCACGCCCAAGCGGTTGATGACCTCGGCCGCGCCCTTGTCGCCGGCCTCGTCGTTGTCGAAGCAGATCAGGATGT